CGATTACCAGAAGATTTAGATTTTCTGTCAGCACACACGGTGTTTTTAAATGGAAAAGCAGTTCCATTGTATGACCGAAATAAATTGATGCAATCAGTTCTCTTTGCTCCTCAAGAACACATAACCCCAGAAACTACTCTGACGCGAGTGACGTGTTTGTTGCAAATTGGATGGACTGATGTGCCATTTCGGCGTTTTTGTCGGGAGTTAATTGATTTCCTTATGGAGCGTTATGATCATTTGTTGAAGGATGATGCGCGTTGGATTATGGCAAAGTGTCAAATTCAATCAGATGAGTTTTATTACTCTCTATTCACAGGAGAAAAGGTTTTGATGCAAGTACAATCAATGTCACTTTATCAAGAAACGCAAGAAAGATTAGAAATGCTTGATAAAGCAGAACATATGTCTGCTTTGGCGCAAAACCGCCCACAAAAACAAAGAAAACGACGAGGAAACCAGCGTCGTGGGCCCAAAAAGGGAACTGTTACTGGAAAACAAGCCATTCGAATCTTGACATCAGCACCAAAACGTGCACCCCGACGAAAACGTAGGGGTCAAATGCCAAGAAAAGCGAGGCAATTAACAGGGGTTGGAGCCACTAGTTTTAGTGGAATTGGTCGATCAAAATCATGCATTGTGGAAGAGGATGAGTTCATTGGAGCTATCACTTCCGGTGCATCAGGACCACCAACGATTTTTAATAATGTTGCATACCCTTTAAATCCGGGTCAATCAACTGTGTTTCCCTGGTTGTCAAAACAAGCAGCACAATGGGAGAAGTACACTTTTGAGGTTTTGGAATTTTACTATAAACGTGAAGTTTCCGAATTTGCAACTGCTGGAACAACGGGAAAAGTGATTATGTCGTGCGACTATGATGCATCAGACTCACCACCCGGTTCAAAACAACAAATGGAAGATACCATTCCTCACGTAGATGCCATGCCATCGGAAAACATGGTTCTGCGCTTATCAAAAGCGCAGATGCATCCGTCAAATGTTTCAAAGTATGTTCGCCCAGGGGGATTGCCCGGGGCAAGTGACATTAAAACATTTGATGTAGGTATTTTAAATGTTGCCACGCAAGCTATTGCGTCGTCAGCAACAGAAATAGGTGAGTTGCGAGTGAGATATCGAGTGCGTTTTGAAGTTCCAGTTTTGGAATCCATTACAACGGCACCAGCTAATAATCAAGTAGCCATTTTTAAATCATCTGTACCCGAAGCTCTAAATGATGGAGTTGCGACAGTGTTGTCTTTGTTGACAAAGGTCACAAACGGTTTAGGGGCTGTGAATACACTAGGACAGATAGTTTTGCCAGCTGGCAATTATTTAGTAGATATGGACTTGATAGCTACGGACTCAGCAGCGGAAGCTGTAACCATAGATTTAAATCCTATTCTCGGAACCACAACCTTGGAATTAGTGCGGGTGAAAAATGCATCTGCGGCTGGAAATGGCGCAGATCAGGCATATTCACTACATGCAAGTACATGGATGGCAACCGATGGAGTAGCTCCTCTGACCATGTCAGTAACACTGACAGAAGGAACAGGAGGAGGTGGATTAACAGGCTCTGGCTATGTTCGCATAGTGGCTGTTTAATAACAACTGTTTGGGGTTTGTGAAAAATGCAGTTCACAACTGCTACCTAATCACAATGACAGGTGCTTTGGTTATTGAAGTGAAATAACCTAGTCTTCTCTTACGAGATTTGATCAAAGACGAGAAACTTTGAGAGATAAATCGTTCCGATTTGAACTATCGTAAAGTTCCAGGTACTCGGCTAGCAGCCATGAGGAGCTTAAGTGATTGAGCTTTGACCCCTTAGAGTCATAAATCAAACAACATTGTAACAGTCGTCATACTGTTGCTCGTAATCTCACACTGACAAAAGATCCTTCCAGTTCATGAAGCAAAACCGAATGCGTAAGATGGAAACCCGCTGGAAAGTAGGGATGTCCTGGTATTGATGAGAAGATGGCTGGGATAGAATTTTGTTATCTGGCTGGATAACCTCCTTAGCACGCGGCCTAACCCTATATGAGCCTGCTCTTTGGACTTGGAACCAACATGTGATTGCATTAGGAATGAATTCCCCCCCACCTCCATTGGTTTCACCAGACTTGCGCACCC